TGCTTCAACCCATAACTTTTAACTTTTTTATTCGTGAGATATTCATGTTCAGTTGCTTCGTGGCAAATTTTAAGACGTTCTTCTACCTCAATTGCAACTTCATCTTGTCTCTGTTTCCTTTCTGCTCGCGACTTAGCACTAGCCTCTTCCATTTGTTTTTGTAGTGCTTGTCTATCTATAATACTAAGTTGGTTGGTATCTATGCTTGACCACTTGCCTTCAAAACCAGTTTTCCAATTACCATAAGTACAGAACATATTGTCGCCAACCTGGTTGACTACATAATATCCAGACTTCTGATTACCAGAATCAGGCTTTGATGCTGTTGCTTTTACTGGCACTCTAATTATCTCGCCAGTTATTTCTAAGAAGTCTACAAGCAATCCTTGTGCTTGCATCTCGTTTATTAAGTCTTGTGTACTCTTGCCTGTACTAAACCCTAAGTCGTTATAGAGTACGTCCTTCTTCAGGTACTTTGTTAAATCCATTTGCAGCTCTCTCGTCATCTAACTCGGCTTGCACGTTCGCCCAGTTAAGATATTCCCTAACTATATTAGTGAAGATCTTTTTTCGTTTATCCCTTTCCCATTTATGTAATGGTTTCTGATCTTCTTCTATCGCTAGTTTTGTATATAAATCTTTGGTTTGTGCTATGGAATACTCTATCCCTAAATCATTCAATTGTGCTTTGTTGGGTAGTCTTTCTCCCTCTCCAATCTTTTTTAAATGAGCCATACAGCACGCTCCAAGCCAATGTTCTCCATCCTCTTTTAAAAACGGACCTGCTGGGCGCTTACAATAAGCACACAGCGTAGGCCTGTTCTTAGGGTTAAAATGGTAAGTCATCCTCGCTAGCCACTGTAGTACCCATTGCATTTAAGTCTGCTTCACTTGGACCAGCTTTAATATTGTCATCTTCTACTGGTTTAGGTGTTGATGCCATATTGGTATCTACAGGTTGCCAGCCTTTACCATAATCATCTTTTATTTCTAGATAACCATTTCTACCTTTAACAAGTTCAGCTGATACGCTTTTACCCATACAGGCTGTTGAGGTATCTTTTGGCACATTTTTGATACCCATTGCCTTACACATTAAAAGACATGACTGCGCACCAATTTCAACAGCTTTAGGATTTTCAGACTGGACAGTAAAAGCTATATTAATTCGCAAGTTTGAATCGCCCACCATAAAATAATGCCTTTCGGCTACCCAAGAACCAGTATCTAAAAGACTATCTTTGTCATCTTGTTCCTGCCAATGCAGTATATGTCTGCCAGGCTCTATTTGTCCTGTGCTTGTTTCGGTACTCGTTTCTACATTTGTTAAATCCATTTCTTTCTCCTTTTTTATTTAATCCAACATTTATATTCTGAACACTCATCTTCTTTTGCGCCACAGTAGTTACAGAAGCCTTCTTCATACTGTGGCTTGTCATCACAAAAGTGTTCGTTTACTTCGGCTATTTCACTCATCTCAACATCTGCTCTCTAATAGCCTGCCATTCAAACGGCATCTCATTATCCAGACCAAAACGATTTTTAGCTTGGAAGCCAGGTGTTTCTTGCGTAAAGATAGTTCTATCTCCTTGCTTCAGTTTAGTAGTCATACCACCACCTTTACCTTTTACTTGGATAGTACCTATCTTGTAGTTCGCAAAAAATACTGCATCACTATGTTCAATAACCAAGTCAGCTGCTTTTCTATGCAACTTAATCTGGTGTCTGTCATGTGGTTCGCTTGATGGATCTTCGTATCTTCTTACTTCATTATGTGCAATCTGTAAGACAGTAAAGCCTTTGTCTCGCAACTGGTTTAGTAAAGCAAGATACTCTTTCCATATCTCTAAACAGGCGGCATATCCTTTTCCGTAGGCTGGCGAGCTGATATCTGGCCATCCATTCTTTTCACACACATAGTCCTGCATCAAAGTTTCTAACCAATCCAAACTATCTACTATGACAGTTTTGTATTCGCTATCTTCTTCAATTAATGACTTTAAATTATCTTGTAGTTCAACATAAGTTTTAGCTACAGGAAAGTGAGGACACTCAATCTTACCAATGCCATCTTCTGCTTGTACTATGATTGGTTTATTCATGGTTGCACCAAAAGATGTTTTACCAATTCCACCAGGACCATACAATACTAAGATTGGTGGTTTAAGTTTTGCCTTTTGTCTAATATTAGCTAATGACATTATTGCACCTCAATCTTTTTTTCTTCTGTTGGCTCTAATATGTTTTTCATACGAGCCTCATAAGAACTAAGTAAAGTATTTAAGTCGTCAATATCATTGTTGGCTTTGATAATAAACTCGTCTCTCACTTGTTTTTTCTCTTGCCATCTAGCCATCAACTCTTTTGCATTGTCTGGCATTTCATTTATCTTATGTTCTTTGCCATCATCCGCAAACTTGATTGTTGGTTCATCAACATTTTCAGTTGTATTTTCTTTTACCATTTCAGTCTCCCTGTTGGTTTTGTTTATAAGTATCACAAGCATCTTTAGCATTACACCAACGGCATCCGTCTTTGCTATAGTTGTATGTGGGTATCTCCTCAAAGCAAGCTTCGGCAGCTGGCTTTAAAGTTTCATAGGCCCATTCAACTAAGTTAATAGCTGATATGGAATATGATCTAATAGGACCATCTTTGTGCCAACCTCTTGGTTGTACTATGGTCATCTGAACTGTGCAGTCATCTCCGTATCTTGATAATGCACCAAGTGCATAGATACGCATTTGTGGGTTGTCTGCTTCTACTGCCCACTTACCAGACTTAAGATCTATTATCTCTATCATGTCTTTACCAATGAGTATTGCATCTGCTGTACCCCATAAGTCTGCATGTATTTCTGGCATATTAACTTTTTCTTCTATTAATGGTCTTGCAACATCAAGCTCCATCATTCTCTTGTCTATGTAATCTACATAAGTATTAGCACAATCAATCATCTCTTGGTCAACTGTGATATCAAAATCTTCTACATGATGCGTTGTGTCTAAATAGTATTCTTCTAAGGTAAGATTATTTAATCTACCTTTAAGTAGTGTTTCTACCATTTCGTGAATCAATGTACCTGTCGCTGCTGGTATGCCTACTTTGTATTCTACTTGCATACTAGATAATAGCTGTGGCATGCCAGGGCAAGCCATCCATATCTTTGCTGCTGAAGGTGAGAGTTTAGCGTGCGCCATCTACAGATATATAAGAGTCGTTTTCCATCTTTTGCACATCTTTAAGATCATAAAGTATCTTTCCACCAATCTTAAAATAGCTAGGGCCTTGTCCTCTATATCGTCTGTTATCTATTGTTTTCTTGCTAACTCCCCAGCGCTTCGCTAGTTCATCAACTTCTATGGTGTTTGATATGTCAAAATTCTTTTCTAATATATCCATAAATTTCCCTTTTATTAATATTTTTGTTTATACTAACACAATATTACTAATTATGGTAATATAAATAAATAAAATTTGGGAGAAATTTATGATGAATAAAACAGTATACGCACATACTAACTTAGGAACTGAAAAGGAATGGGATCAAGCAATAGATAGGCTTGCAACCAATAACCAAGTAGCTGGAACGCATTACAAGCAATCTAAGATACAACCTATAGATTATATATATGCTAATAACCTGTCTTATAACTTAGGTAGTTGTTTAAAATATATAACCAGAAGTAAAGGAGAGAACAAAGATAGAGTAACTGACTTATTAAAAGCTAAACACTTTATAGATCTTGAATTACAGATGGTTTATGGAACAGATGCCAAAGGTAATAAAATAGGAGATTATTCAATAGAAGTTTCTCTATAACCATGAGGTAGCTATGAATTTATATGAGTTTGATGATCGTATCTTAAACGAAAGGAACGGAAGAAAACCTGTATATATAAACAAACATCTTGCTAAAAAGTTTAAGGATTTTTGTGAGAGCGAACAGAAAGAACCACATAGAGTGGTTGAGTATCTAATATCTTTAGGTATGAACTCTGTAAAGCATTACGAAGAACCTAAAGTGTCTGTTGACATCGAAGCTCTTTAAATAGGTTTTCTACATTTTTAAGCGAGTCCATCGCTTGCATCTCTTTGTCTTTAATGGTTATCTGTTTTTTTCCGTCTGCAAAAGTAAAGACAACTTTCTGTGGACCTAAAGCAACCAAAGCATAAACATCTATTGCATCTTTGTCGTATTGCCTACTTTTAGTAAAAGCACCACGCCTAAAATCAAACTGCCATGAGACTCTATGTGTTTGTATTTTAGATTGTGTTTTAACCTGGCACTTATATAGAGTATGGTCAACATCAAAAACAATGTCAGCCTCCGCGCTGTGCGGAACTATCATTACAGTATCTGCATGTAAAGAAAGTAGCGAGGCTACTAGGTATTCTCCAGATCGGCCAACTCTTTCTGATTGGCGCGACATGGGTTATTGTGGTGGAGTTATATTATTTTCTTCTGGTAATTGTTTTCCAGGTTCACTTATAGAAACCAAATAAGCAGTTCTTCTTACTGCCTGATTAGTATCAACACCTGTTTTACCAAGTCTTACTAATTCTTCTACAGAATTATCTTTTGTAAAAACATTTGCTAATTGTTTAATTGCTCTTTGTTGTAATTTTTCATCCAACTTACCAGCAAATTTTACACGCCACATGAAAGAACCTATTTGTGCAAGATCTCTTGGTAAAAATTTCGGATCAATTGGTGTTCCTGGACTATCTATATTTACAATTCTTCCAGTTCTTTTTAAAACTTCATTAAAATTATTCCAACCTAAAATTAACTCATTTGGATTTACACCTTTTGCCTCTGCTACACCCCTTAAAACAGAATTAAAATTTGCTTTCGATGCATCATCTCCTATTAATCTTTTGTATAAATTAAAACCTGTTTTTGCACTTTCACCAGCCTCTTTTAAAACAAAAGCTTTATTTGCCTGACTTTCTATATAAATTCTTGCTAGTGTTGGGAAAGCGTCAGGGTCTGTTTTATTTAATATTTCATAAGTTTTTTTAATTTCAGCAGCACTTCTTTTGTCTGGATTAAAGATGAAACCCTTTACTTTATTTATATCAACATCACCTTTTAACAATCCTTTTAAGTTATCTTTTACAGGAACAACAAGTTCTTCACTTAATCTTGCATAGGTGTTTTTTGCAGCCTTATAATTTGCATTGGTTTTAAGGATGTCATCAAGCATATCTACAACACCATTTTTAGCTTCGTTGGATAAAACCTGCAAAGTACCAGAATCAATGCTAGTTGGTTCTTTTAAAGCTGATTGTAAATAATAGTTATCTACTTTTTTTCTAAACTCTCTTAATGCTAAATCTAAATTATTGACATTTGTTTGTGGTATTCTTTTTCTTTTTTTAACAACCTCTGTTGCAGGCATACCAAACTCATCAACAATCAATATATCTTCATCAACTTTTGTATCAGGAGATTTTGTTAATCTTCTTTTTAATTTTATAAGTTCATTATAAACAGGACCACTATCAAGACCTTCTGCTATTCTCATATCAATATTATCTAAAAGTTCTGTTACCTGACTTTCATTAACAAACTCTTTATTTGAAACAGTATAACCAGCCTTTTGTGAGGTTATTGTTCTTTCATCTTTTGCTGTTTTTAAAGCTTTTTTTGAAGTAGTACCGATACTTTGTAAAGCATCATCTAAATATTCTGGCTTTTCTGCTAATTCATCCATTAACCTATTAGCAATATTTTTTAATTCTTTTGGCCTGTCTTTTAAATAATTAAACATAATTTGACCGCCTTTTTCAGTTCCATAAATGTCAGCAGCTAGTCTTTGTATTACTTTATTATCTATTAATTCTGGAGCTGTTATTTTTACAGAATTACCAAACTTATCTTTAAGTTGTTTTTCTAATATTATTGCAGCACTAAGTTCAGCATCATCAACTCCTTTTAGTGCTTGGTTTGCTATTTGTGCGGCCCTACTAGGACTTGTGAAATATCCAGTTATACCACCAGTTGCTAGTGTTAGTGGTATTTGAGCAGCAAGCGGTGCGCCTGCTTGTTCTAAACCAAATTGTGTTGTTCCAGATGTTGTACCTATTGCGGCGGCTTGTGCAAGACCCTTTCCTGTTCTAGCTATAGCAGCTCCTGGTGTTATAAACTCAGATAATGTTTGTGCATACTCTCCTGCTGGAGTTTTTGACTCGTATTCTGTTACTGCTTTTGCACCTGGTATTTGTTCAACAACATCTGTTATTTGTTTATAAGTTGGCATATAACCACCAAACAATTTTTCTGTTACTGGTTGCGATGCTAAAGAAGGTAATGGTGAGGCCATGCTTCTAAGATTTCTTAGTGCTTCAAAATATTTTGTAATAGGTTGTTTTTTACCAATATCTTCTGGTTTTGGTGTTGGTGTAACAACATATTCTATACCTCTTTCAAGCATACCAGGTAGACCTGCTGTACCAGCTATACCCTTATAAGCACCAGTTGCTATTGATCTTCCAATATCAACTGCTCGTTCTTTTCTAGTTAAAGGTGTTGGAAAATTTTCTTCTTTATATTTTTGTGCCTCTGCATCAGCTAATGCCTCTTGACCAACTTGACCCTCTAATCTAAGAATACTGCCATCTGGCATATCATATTCATATATTGCTGCTTCTGCCATTAAATTTTCCTATGGTGTTGGTAGTGTTCTTTTTATTATTTTTGGCCCACCTGTCGTTTGTGTTGCTGGTATTTGTTGTTGCATATATGGATTTACAAAAGTAGGTATTGGAGTTGCAAATATACTTTCTATCTCTGTTACATATTTATTAAAATCTTCTTGTCTTTCAGGCATCAAGTTTGATCTGTAATTTAATCTAGCTTTTTGATTTTCCAATGCTAGTGTTACATCTCCTGAAATTCTATTAGCAACCTCTTCTAATACTTGTATTCTTCCTTTTGCACCAACTCCCCCACTAACAATATTTAACGCATTTTCATAATCTTTATCAGACAATCCTCTTCCCTCTTGACCTCTGGATGCAGCAAACAAATATGCCAAATCTCTAATTTTTGATTCTAACACAGCATTTCCACCAGATATTTCTTTAATTCTTTCTCCAAAGTCTCTTTTGGTATCGTGTGCTATAAAAGTTCCAGATTGTTGTTGTTGATTATAATCAGCATTAACATCTGGATTTTGTTTTGCATATTCTCCAATTACAGCACTTACATTTTGTTCTAAAGCATCAACAAACTGAAACAACCCACCAGCAGCAAGAGCTGCTGTTGGCTCTTCGTACATTTTATCTGCTGTTGATTGGATTGCGTTTACAAGCTGTATGGTTGCATCATATTGTTTTTCATAAGGTTTAATTTCTGGGCTTATAAAAATATCAGAACTTTTTGTAAGATTTTTTGTTTGTGCTGTTTTAGTGTCTGTAGGCAATCTGGTAAGCTTCGCATCTTTTGGTAATGTTCCAGCTTGTTGCTCTTTTACAAAGTCTCTTTCTGTAATATTTCTAATAAAATTATCATTAGCATCAACCATTTGTAATATTTCTATTGAGCCATCTTTTTCCCTTGAGGGTGCTGATAATGGAACTATTTGCAAGTCAGGGTCGGCTTGTATCGCAGCTATTTTTTGTGTATCTGTTTTTAAAACAGTTCCAACTGTCCTACCAGCCTTGTTACTATATATACTAAACCTTTCTACTGAACCAGTTTTAGTAGTACCAGCAGCAAGCCTAGGATCTAAACCAGCTCTTAATAATTTAATTTGTTCAGCATATCTTGGGTCTTGTCCAAGTTGTTGTAATAATTTATCTTGTTTTGCTTGTTCTTCTTCTTGTTGAGCCAAAGCCAATCTTTGAGGATCACCAGACAATATGGCAGACGATCTACCTAAACTTCTTTGTAGAGCAGCTAAACCTTCCTGCCTGCGCATGCGCGCCTGCTCTGGAGACACTTGCTCCATTGGGTCATAGCCGCCAACCTCTGTTAGACCTCTGCCTACTCTTTGACCTAAACCTGAAAAAAAATCTCCTATTGCCATATTAATATCCTACAAATGTTGGTATGACTGAATCTTGTTCCTGTGATGCAGAAAACAAGTTACTAAAAATTGGCGCAATGTTTTGATAAGCGTTTAAGCCAGACTCAAATCGCTCCATTCTAGTTGGATTATATTGTTCTGTTCTTGATAAAGCAGGTGTCATACCAGCTACAGAAGTTCTTAATGATTCAAGTTGTTGTTGCGGATAAGCTAACGCTCTTTCGAACTCACCTCTTTGCGTTCCGATAGCTTGTTGTTGTAATGCTTGTTGTTGTTGTCCTATACCACCCAATAAACCAAGACCTTGCAATTGACTTGTTTGCAAACCGCCTAATAATCCAGCTTGTTGTTGTCTTGCTTGTAATTCAAGCTGTGGTGCAAACATGGACATTTGTTGTTGTCTAGCCACATCACGCTCTGCTGCTTGTTGCGCTTGTTCAAAACCTCTTTGCCTTCCTTCTACAGCAGTTCTTTGCATTGCTTCTGCGTAAGGTCTTTGTGATTCAGACTCTAATAATGCTGATCTTGAACCACCGAAAGCTCCTGCTCTGATTGCTCTATCCTGTGCACTACCACGGGCTATGTCAGCTTGTCTCTGTATATCACCCATTGCTAGGTCTATAACTTGTTGTTGATATGGAGATTGATAGGCACTTATATCTTGACCAAGTAAAGATGCAGCTTGACCAGCTTCAGGCCTTCTAAATTTTGCCATACCTTGTAAGGCTTTGGTTGGGTCAAAACCCATACCAGATTCAAATAATCCTCTGGTAGCTTGGAACTGTCGTAATTGGTCTGGAGAAAACCCAGCAACCATTGGTCCTGTATAAGGTATAAATGGTTGTTGTGCTACGCCCCTGGCTTTACCAAAAAGCTCCTGATATCTTGCAGCTGTTGCTGGGTCTACGGCTTGTTGAGTTGTAGTGCTACCACCAGGGCCAGAACCACCGCCACCAGTTAAGCTTTTAACTGCGCCTACAGCTCCTGCTACTTTTCCGACAGTTCCTGCTATTTTTCCTGCTGTTGCTAAATATGGTAATACTTGTGGCATATTATCTCCTATAAATCCTTGCTTAATAACACTTCTGGCTTAAAACCTAAATGTTTTACTTTTCTAATCCAACCTTTTCTGCCGCCACCGTATAATCTTTTAATGCCAGCTTCTTTTGCGTATGTTTCTATATGTTTTAACATTTCTTCAAATTCTTTAAAGTTTCCTGCAAACACCAATATATTCATTGATAGCATCTGCGGAAAAGGTATTATCTCTGTAACCATAGCTGATTTTTTACCTGGCCACAAAAGAGCTATACCATTTCTTATTTTATCTTCTATATCATCGATTGTATAGGTATCTTGGTATTTCATAGCTTTTTCAAGCCATGGCTTACACCTTTCCCATTCAACCTCCCAAGGTTCTCTTTGTTCGTTTGGGTGTAATTCAACTACTGTATTAGTCGCCTTTACCATATTCTATAATGCTTAAAACTAAATGTATGTTTGCATGGTTTACTTGTGCTTTTAATATTTCGCCTTGCTGTATAACTATGCCTGAATTGGTTTGTAATTCTTCAGTAGCGTGTGCTGCTATATTATGTTGTTTATAAATAAAAAACTCATTAGAGCCTGTATCAGTTATAGATACATCTAAATTGGTTTGCTGATTACCATGATCGCAAGCTAAAAAACCTTTTATAATAGCAAAAGTAAAATCATCACCAGTTGGTGCAGTATAGATGGTTTGTTGTGTTGTAGCTGCAAAAGCATATTTAACATTAATTGCACGCTGTATATACTGTCTTTGTGCGGATAGATCCATTACCTTCTACCTCTGGTTCTTAAATTAAGTCTTATATTACCAACTTGAAAATCTTGTGTTGTGCTACCTGTTACAGTCATTTGTACTTGTCTTGCTGTAAACCTAGCATCGGTATATCCATCATTCTCAAAGGTAAAACTACCAAAGTCTGTTTCGCTACCTAATGGGGTAAACTTACCTTTAAAACTTATTGTTACACCTGGCAATGTGTTTGCTTCTTCATCTGGAATAATCTGGTTACATTGTACATAGTTATCACCATTGCCTAACTCTATTGGACCGCTTGTGCAGAACGGCACATCACTATTTAAGTTTGGTGAGTTAGATAATGTTGTTGATTCGTGTTGATAAATAAAACCAGATGAATCACCAGCTATAGGATAATCAAACGCACCTTGGTCAATCCAACAGCCTCTATCTAAAGAACCTATAGACCAAGTGTTTTCTAAGTAATTCCATATCACATATTTATTTGGTAAATATACACCATCACCGCTTGGGAAACCCCACCATATTTCGTTAAAGTTAGAGTTGTGTCCACCCCAACATGCTTTCCTTCCTGGTACATTTAGTTGGTCGTATACATAATCATGCACATCGCATGGTATTTCTCTAACAGTGCCATCGTAAACAAAGAATGAGTTTTCACCCATCCACGCTAGAAAGTTTCCTGTTTGTACGACTGATCTTCTACTAACTGCTTTACAGTTTGCACCTGCTGCGGTGATACCATAAACAAAAGGTGAGCCTACATAGCTCATTCTATCTATACCAGTATCACTAAAGACTATGACATCGTTTTGGTATTTGACTGCTAGTAATGCACGACCGCCTGTTGGTATTTGCACATCACCTGCTGTATTAGTAGCTTTAGATGTCCAAGTATTTCTATCTTCTCTATTACTCCAAGATATCTTTCTAGGATCTCCACCAGAACCAATAGCAACTAAATGCCTTTCATTGGTTACTAGGACAGCCTGACAGCCTGTAGGAGCGTTTGTTACGACTGTACCAATGGTATCAGCTGTTCCGCCTGAAACTGGCCTCCACTTGTATATTTTACCATCACCAGAAAAACAAAAGATTAAATCCTCACCCCAGTTATCAAAGGAGAAATGACCTGATTGTAGAGGTAGTCCAGATTGACTTCTAGCATCACCATAATCTTCTACGTTATAGTGATATGCGCCATAACCAAGAGGATCATTAGCGGCATCGTTTACAAAGCCAGATGGTGTTATGTCAGTCCAAGTATTGTCGTATAAGACATAAACTTTTTGTCTTGTACCTACAGCTAGTATGGATTCACCAAGATTGTCCTTATAGGCATACATACCTATAGGCTCACCATCAAGTGCTGTAGTTTTTAGTTTAGACCAACCACCGATCGGCTTAAGATATCCGTTTTCAAAACGCACGAGATTGCCGTCAACCCAACGACCTTTGTTAGCATAGTCAGTACCGTTTTTGACTATGCCAGCTGGCGGAGTTACAGGCAATAGTGCCATTGTTAGCTATTGGATGATATGTAGCTTTTGCCAGTAGAAATTGCAGTTGTATAAGATGTTTTATCTTCTGAACTACCAGCTACATCAGGCGTATCGTCATCTTCATCAACAGGTGCATAGGCTAAGACCAGTTCTAAATGGTCTACGTTTCTTTGTACCATATCGTTGATGTCTGATTGCTCCATACCTTCAACATCCCAAGTTCCATCGTTTACTTCGTTGATAAGTGTTACGCTATCTGTTGCCGCTGTTAAGACTTCGCTTACTGTTTGTGCCATATTATTCTCCTTTTAAAGTTTGTATTTCGGCTTTTAATTCATCTACTGTTGTAGACAGTTCTTTTACTGCATTAATTAATGGGAAGATAAACATACTTTCACTTAACATTTGTGTACCATCTTTTTCTTCTGACCACCCTGTAAAAGTATCTATACCGACTTTATCTAATGATGTTTTTACTTCTTGAGCTAATAAACCATGTTGTTTTATGTGTGTGTCTCTTTCGTGTTTTCCTCTAATTTCTTCAACTACATCTTTTTGTTTTTTCCAATTATATGTAACTGGTCTTAAATCATTTATAAAAGATAAACCAAGATTATCTGTTTCTATATTTTCTTTTAATCTTTCATCAGAGCTATGTGTCCAAGTGGCATTTGATGCCCAGTTGTTATAAACAAAAGTAGAACCATATCCTATTCTAATTTGATTATTTGCTGACACTGCTAAATCTATTCCTATACCAAATTGTGAAGCTGCTGCACCACTAGAAACATCACAATTTTCACCTATTAAAATATTATCACTACCTGTAGTTATAGCATCCCCAGCAAAAGTTCCAACACAAGTATTATTACTTCCTGTTGTTATACTTCCACTATTATACCCAACTGATACATTAGCTGAACCTGTAGTAAGTGCAGCTAAAGCTGTATGTCCTATGGCTGTATTGTTATCGGCTGTTGTACACGCTGTTAATGCTTCTACACCTAATGCTGTATTTCTAGTACCTGTTGTATTAGCATCTAAAGCAAAAGCACCTACTGCTGTACCTTGGTCGCCTGTAGTGTTTGCTGTTAAAGATTTAAAACCTATTGCTGTATTATTACTTGCTGTGGTGTTTGCATCTAATGCTAAAGCACCCACAGCTACATTATTTGTACCTGTGGTGTTTGCTGCCATAACATTATCACCAACTCCTACGTTATTGTTACCTGTGGTGGTGCCACCTAAACTATTCCAACCTACTGCTACATTACTGCCACTAGTAGCAGTCTTAAGTGAATCTAGTCCAACAGCAACATTATATCCGCCTGTGGTATTTGCTGCCAAAGCATTATCACCAACTGCTGTATTATTTATACCTGTTGTGTTTGCAGCTAAAGTGTTATGACCTATAGAAACATTTTTATATCCTTCAGTATTTGCTAACATAGCTTGTTGACCAACTGCTACGTTTAAATAACCAGTTGTGTTTGCTTTCATTGATTCCCAACCAACAGAAGTATTGTTATACCCTGTAGTGTTTGCTAATAAAGCTGAACCACCTATTGCTACTTGTTGAGCACCTGTTGTGTTTGCATATAAGGCTGCATTACCAACTGCGGTATTATTAGAAGCTGTGGTGTTACTACCAAGTGCTAGTCTTCCAACAGAAGTATTAGCTGCACCAGTTGTATTAGTGGTTAAGGCTTCAAAACCAAGGGCTGTATTGTTATCTGCTGTGGTATTTGCATCTAAGGTAGATGTACCAACAGCCACATTATATTGACCTGT